GGGTTGTTCTGCCGGTCCGGGCTCGGCCACCACAATAATCGGGACCAGCACACCACGTCTTGGGATGCTTTCGAGGAGATCATCAATGGTGATTTCCTTGCGCTGGCGGGTGCCGCGATCAATCCAAATGTCTTTGAGAGCAATGCTGGTCATGTTGGGCCTTTGAGTTTGTGGGTAGAGGGGGCAAATGGCTCCTCGCCCCCTCTGTGATTAATAGGCGTAAGCCTTATGCCTCACCTTTTACCGACTTGATGTTGTTGCGTGGCGGATCGTCAGGGCGCTCTGGATTGAAACGCTGCGTGACATACGCGATCACGCTCTGTCCAACTGCCTCTGGGATCAGTTCGTCGAACGAACCTCCGTCGGTTTTAAGGCCGAGAGAAACAAGGAATTCCTTGAGTCTCCAACGGGCGTCTGGTGTGAGGTAGAAGTCCGTGGAGAGCTTGCGAGACGCGAGGTCGATGTCTGCAAGGTCCTTTGGATCTACGTCGTCTGAGGTTGAGTGAAATTTAAGAGCGAAACGAACGTAAGGCGTCTTATTCTTATTGTTGTCTCCATATTCAAAGGATGAAATTGTTCCATGATAAGTGCCTTCGGGTAATGCTGAAGGGGCTTTTACGTCATCGAGTTTGGTTGATAAGAGGTCTTTGAAGTTTACTGACATACATTTTCTCCATTAAAATAGACCCAGTGATGGGCCGGTTTTCCGCATTTGACTGCGGAAACTTGTGACTACGGTTGTGTTCCGTAGTAATTATAATGATCTTGCAGTTTATGAATGAGCATGTGGTATTCGTTATTTGGACAAACTACCAAATTACACTGTCTATTATCTTGTTTATTCAGATTGATATGATGGACAATGCTTCCCGGAGGTAATGCTTTTCCCAAAGCTCTCTCAGCAACAAGTCTGTGTTCGGGAATTGAAATCATTTTGTATTTTCCCGTAGATATTCTACTCCTTAATTTACCGACGGGATATTCCGTAAGAAAAACGCGCTTTACAGCTTCTTGCACAGCCTCTTTTACAGCTTGTTCATAAAGTTGCTTTTCTATGTTCGGCATTTTGGCTTTTTTAGCTGCGGCTTTTTGTTTGCGCCTATCTCTGAAATAATGAACTAAACACAAACCCTTTCCCCTGATAGGGGAGTTACATCCATCAACTGAGCATATTTTCGTTTCACCACAGTGTTGGTTTATTTTCTTATACATGTCATACCCTCACAGCCTTGAAGTAATCGGCGAGGCCGGACTCAAGCGGATAACTCTGCGCTACCTTCGAGGGCGCTGTATTTTTGCATTCAATAGTTCCTTGTGATGTCGTGAAGATCTGGCGTTTGAGATTTGCACCACGACCAGAACTTTGAGCAAGCAAAACCGTGTTGAAATAACGACCGACTTTTGGTGGGAGTGCTTTGCCGAGGGTGTTGGGGTAGTAACGCTCCGGACCGCTATCGTCGCCCATAGGTTTGATGTGGCAATTTATAATCACATTGCACTTGACTCCCTCGTCGTAGAGCATTCGCAAAAGGTTCTCTACCAATGCTTGCGCAAGGCCCCAATCGGCTTGGTGCGGGTGCTGACCAAGGCGTCCGTTCATAGCGAGGATGTAGGACAGAGCGGCATCAGAAAGCATGGTGAGACTGTCGATGACAAGAACTGTGTTGTCGTCCCATGTGGTGATGGAGCCAAGGCTGCGTTCGCCATCTTTCCAATCGCCTAGCATCCCGGCGACACGCTGCCAGACAGATGCCTTGGCGGGGACCAACTTGCCGCCTTGGTTCTTCATAGGCTCAGTGATGGTCACATACTCGACGTTCTCAATGGCGTCTTTTGAATATTTCCCGTTGGTGAGGAGGTCGCGTAGGACATCTACTCCGTTGTCAAGGTCAAGAATACGAACCTTGAACCCAGCGGATGCAAGGCTGGCCAATGCGCCTGTCTTTCCCGCTCCGCTATCGCCAACGAAAAGCAGCTTTGTGGTTGTGGATGAATGATGTTGTGAAAGTGGAGGCATGTTATTGGTTCCATAAAGCTGCGAGGGTGATGGTGATGACGAAGGTGCCGACAAGGACGATGATTAAGTCTGTCAAATGTCACCTCGGACTTGGAGAGGGTCCCAGACGCGACGGGTGAAGTCGGCTTGGAGCCACTCGCGTCGGACAGAAGGCGGAAGGCTGCATATTTTGCGGAACGGGCAACCGCCATACTGGCCACAAGATTTGTCGTTCATCGGCCAGTAGCCATTGGCGGCATAGAGTTCTGCGGTTGCAAGGTATTGGCCGAGGTCATAATACCATTCTTCAAGGACTGGTTCGGACCTTGGAACTGTGCCGCGCAGAAAGCGTGTGAATGATTGTGCGATCTGCGCGCCGTCAACAATGATCCCTTCAATCTGGATGTTGTAAACGACCTTCCCGGCGATGGCGTAAAGGGTCATCTGGTTGTCGGGAGAAAACTTGTCAAAAAATGACGAGTTTATTGTGGATTTTGTAGTCTTGCGGTCAAGCACGAAGGCCTTGCCGTTCAGCATTGCTAAACGGTCCAAATGCCCGCAAAGCAAAATGCTTTCGCCGTGGGACGTTGTGTAACCACTGTCAAAGCGGAAGGACAATTCAACTGCTGGTTTGCCATTAGCCAAACGGACCGTTTCAATAGGGTCATCTGCGAATTGCAGCAAATACCAAATGACCGAGCGGAGCAGCGTGAGGCGATTTTTGTTTGGATCGTCTGAGATCCACGGACGATTTTTCTTCTCGTCCCATGTAATTGTCAACACATACTTCACGACTTCACGAAGTGCTTGGTCATAGTCCATGCCTCCAAAGCGCAAGTGATCGTATTTCTCAAGGGCTGAGTGGAAGTGTAGGCCGAAGGTTAGATGAACGCTGATCTCGCGTGGTTGCCAGCCCTCAAGGATGGACAACTGGTAGAGCCTCGGGCATGTCTTGAATGCGCCTATTGAGGTCGAGTCCCAAGCAATCTGAAAGTTGGGGGAGATTTTGGAGAGTGAATTGTTCGTGGTCATGGGGCGTCCCTGACTTAGTTGGTGGAATGTTGACCGCTGCCGGTCTGAATGAACCGATAGCCTTGCTTTAATTTTGCGTCGATAAGTGTTGAGCGCTCGTGGATTTTTAATGTGTATTGAATAAGTCTCTCGAGTTGCTCACACGCCTCGTCTCCCATCCACGTCCCTGCTTGATGACGCAGAGATATAACGAGGTCTTCTAATTCGTCGGTTGTCATTGCATGGCTCCTGCAATTTTTAGTCTAGGCCTGAGAGTAATTCATCAACGGATAGTTTTGGTTTTGGGCCTTTTGCGGGAGCCTTACGCTCCTTTTTGACTTTCGGCGTTGCCTCTTGCTGTGCGAACTTTTCGCGTTGGGCTCGGAGGTAGGCGATGATTTGATCTGCCTCAAGGTCAGAAATTTGCGGGGCGCGGTTCATAAGTTCTTCGAGGGAAAATGTTGAGGCCTCCTCGAGCGGATCGCCGTCAGGCAATGATGTCTGCGATTGAGGGGTCGAATTTGATTGGTTTGGCATTTGACTTCTTCTCCAGATGCGAAAGGTAAGAATGGATTATGAGGCGAAGGGCTTTCGAGCGCCCGACCGTGCGGTGCCCCTGTCGGCAGAAAAGCGCGTCAATTCGTTCAAGATCCTTTGAGAAAATATGGAAGTGAATTTTAGTCGTTTCGTCTTCGAGCCTCGCGCCCATGTTAGTCATCTCCGAGAAGGTCGGCTAGGGAGTAAAGAGGTCCGTCGCCTTGTGGGTTTTGTTTAATGGTCTGCGCCTGTGGCGCGTTCGGATGGCGCAAAGTGTCGTTTTTAACTATCCAGATATGATTGTGAGATGAGGGAGATTTGAAGATTTGGATGATTTCGAGGTCAGGATCTTTACGTTTTGCTGCGTATAGTTTTTGCAGTGATACTTGGTAATTGCCGAGAAGCTCGACTTCTATTCCAAAGTCGGAGTGATAGGCTTCGTAGAGGAGTTCAGCTTCACGCATTTAAGGGCACTCTGTTTTCTAAAAGGAGGGAGCAAGTCGAACATTGAAGTGCCTTGCTCCCCCAAGTGCAGGGGCGGGAGGTATATGCCCCTGTTTTCAAGGAGTCGAACCTTGAACGAAGACCAACACTTGAGCTTTCGCATCAGCGGTGCTGGCCGTGTTTCTTATCATGCCGCCTCGTCAAGAAGATCGTCCAAAAGATCCCCGGCAATTTTACGACTTGAGTCGATGCGTCTTGCAGCTTCTTCCATGATTTCTGGTTTGTGCTGCAAAACTTTCGTGACGTATTCTGCGATTTGTTCCGCAGAATAGTCTGCAGGATTTCCGCCCTTCTTTCTGATCGATGCGAACACTTGTTCCTTTGCGATTTTGTGCGCCTCTTTCGCCACGGGATCTGCTGCGTTCTTCGGTGTGCGGATTGAAAAAGCGTAGTTGTTAGCGAACTGCTGGAACTGATGCTCGACCTCTGCATGGTCTACGCTGTCGTTATCGAGCTTTTTGAGCTTTTTGAGCTTGGACATTAGAGATGTGCGGATGCTGTCGGCGAAGACTTGGTTGAGCTTTTCAGCTTCGGCTGCGGTTAGAACGTAGCCTTCTTTGTAAGGCTGGGCGACTGTGACTGAGATTTCATGGGGGAGATTAAGTGTGCGCATCAAAAAGGCTCCTTTGTTTGTGCGTTCGATATAGTGCCATAAAGTTAAACCCATTGCAAGAAAATAATCGCGCGCTGGGGGAAAAAGTTAAACC